CCGCATCAGGATTGGACATGGACGGAACGATATCGCCAGCAGCCTCATTAGCGGGAGTGACAAACGAACGAACGGTTTGATTCTTGGCAACCCGGTCGGCAGTAGCGTCCCGAGTCACACTAGGAATGAATCCCGTGAGTTCCCGTGATACGATGTCGAGCGCGACATAGGCATCGGGGATTAGATTGGTTAGGGTATTAAATGGCATGATGGTCTGTTGTTGTGGTAGAGGTTAGGAAGGGTCGCTTGTGACGGTCCCGCCAGATTGTCTAAATGCTTTTTTCTCGTCATCACTCAGCTTCGCCAACTGCGAGACTGTGATGATCTCAGGCGTCGGCTCACTTTCTTCGTGAGACTTCTTCGCCGCTTTCTTCTTAGCTGGCATCGTCTTGGATGGTGCCACCGGCCTGCACATACGACAGCCGCTCACCTGGAGTGAGGGCATCGAAGTCACAGCGGTTCATTTCTTTCTCGATCTCACGACCAACAGAACGGCCAGCAAGAATTGTCTCGCCACTCAAGACCGGATTGGCGGTCATGGATGCGAGCACCCTGGCAGACTCAGGCTTGGCGATGATGCTCTCCTTCCAGAAAGTTTTCGCAGCTTCGTCTTTGGGAGCGATCCGACCACTGGTAACGGCATCCTCTACGGCGGCAGAGGCAGAGGCTTCAGCCCCGGCATCCATTTTGGCCAGAAGTGCGTCGTGATCCTCGGTGAGCTTGTCGTGCCGGATCTTGAGATCAGCCAGCTCCTTTTCCGTGGAAGCAGACTCGACTTTGATCTGTTCCGTTGCTTCCTGAAGGGAAAGCTCGGCCTTTACGACCTCATCCTTTAACCCTTTGACTGTGGCCTCGGCTTCCACCAGGGCGTCTTCTTCTTTGGTTTCGGGACTGATTAGCCCCAGATTTACGAGGTGTTCCATGTCGGAATGTTGTAATTGATTGCTAGCGGCGATGCGAGGAATGTCCTCAAACGCCGGATCGTTGACGAGACTGCCCACCTCTCCACGTTTTGGCAAGCCTAAAGGTATGCCTCCTTTAAGGATGAAGGATGGGGAGAAATAGGAATAGTCCTTTCCTTCGATTGCCTGGCGGCCTGCCTGGGTCCATTCGACATCGAGCATCAGGCCGACTCCATCCTCGTAGCGGAATTCCAGAGGGATGAATGAGGCGGCTCCCTTTTGGTGGTCGAATCCACCGAACGGCCTGACATTGCTTTCCTGGCGCTGCTTCAGATCCTCGTTAAATGCGGCAAGCACACGGGAATCAACCACCACCTCTATCGTTTTGGGAGAACCATCGACGCAGGCCGTGATGCTGTGGGTTCCCTCTGGCATGAACACGATGGTTCCCTGGCTGGCGTCGAGAGGATGAATGAAGGCTGCTGTGACCCTGTGCGTCATAAGCCTACCTTTAATTGCGTCCAACATTTTAAGCAAGCCCATTTCTATTTTCCAACCACCTCTTTTTCGATCATATTGATGAGCGTTTCGTAGTATGGCTTGATGTATTTCTTCTCGGGTGGGAGTGCTCCTGGCCACTTTTGTTGCGTCACTTGATCCTTCAGCGCAAACACTGCCTTGATGCCACCATCAGGAGTTGACATGACAAGAGCATTCTTCACTTTGAAAAGAGGTGCTATCGTTCTTCTAAATGTCGCAACGGTGTGGCCGTGTGCTGAGGGAATCACAGGAATGGTCAGGAATGGAGCCCGTTTTGGTTTTATAGTTCCTCCTGTGATCTTGTGAGACAGTCCAATCGCCTTGTTTATGATCTCGGAAGAACGCGCCTTGATGTTTATGGCGCTCCATCCATTCGCAACACCGCGCCACCACTGAGTCGGAATCCTTCCTGGGCCATGAGTCGGACCTCCCTTCTTTGACAACCACAAGTCTCTCCCCTTTTCGCTGTAGTATTTTTTAACAGCATCTAGTGCTTTGCTTGTTGCCACCCGGTTCGCCCTGACCTGGAACTGGTGCGAAAGAGGTTTCAGCAGGTCAGAGACTAGCACGTTCAGCTCATCATCCTTGACCGTGATGGAGACGGTCCCATCCTTGGTTTTAGGTTTAGCCATCTTTCTGCATTTGCTTTAACACAGCCTTACCCATTTCGTCCTCTAGAAAATCAGCCAGGGAATCAATGTTCAGCAGTTCCATGAGGGCAGGCAGTTTGACGATGGCCCTTTCCACCTCTGCCGCAAACCTCCGCGCATCCATTCGGTGCGACTTGTCGATGAGGTCTGCAATGGCTTCATCGAGCGGCAATAGCAGACGCTTCGAAACATCCGACAGTTGATCTCTCGTCACAGGCTAGTCCTCTTCAGGACGAGGAATCACATCGAGGCCGATGCAGAACCTGGGCGGCAAGGGTGTAACCTCAATCTCTCCCTTGGCATTCACCGGAGGATCGGTGAACGGAATCGGAAGGCTCCCAGAGATGCCAGCAGAACTGCAGGACACAGAAACAAGACAACCCAGGCTAGCGATAAACAAAACGATGTTTTTCATTCTGGCGATGGTAGGAAGACCTTCCCCCCTGTCAACGGTTATTCCTTTGCCTCCAACTCTGCCACCTTGCTGTCGGCCCATTTCTTGCCGTGGTCCCCTCCCCATCCGTGCCAAGCCTGCCAACCCTTCCCCTTGTCGTTCCACGATGGACTGCTTTTGTCGGACTCATGCTTGGCGAACCAACAAGACATCTTCCGCACCGTATCGGGCGAGAGTGTTGTTCGATTTGTGATGTCCCTGGCCCGTGCGACACCCACTGCAGTCATGCCTCGCTCAGATTCTGTCCTGGTCCTTCTCTCCTCTAGTGCGTCTCTCGCATTTGAGGCCATCACAGATGTCGGCTGCAAATCCACCTCTTTGCGGACTGCCTCCAGGTCATACAGTTCGCCCACTCCAGCATCATCAATGTCGAGCGGATCATCCTCCTCATCCTCATCCTGAGAGATTTGAGGTTCCATTTCTTCTTTCCCAGAAAGAGTTTCCTCCCCCTCTTCTGGCAATGGAATCCCGAGTTCGTCGTAAGCCCATTTCCTGGGCATCGGAACCCCGGCATCCATTAAAATCTTGAACGTCTCGGCGATCTCCTTCTTGTCCTTGACCACATCAACCTCCAGGGAAATCGTCGGCATGTCCTCATACTCCACATCTTCGCCAAAGTTGTGATGGATGATGGCAGGAACCAGTTGGTGGGTGAGGATGGAACCAATCCAGGAAGCGACCCCGTTCAGGATGTCTACCCTGACCGATGCGTGAACCTCACCGAGAGCCCTAGATCCTGTTCCCGTGTTGTCACTGGTCAGAGTCTGGCCGAGTAAAAGGATGTCGCAGGCCCGGTCTGCTACGTCCATCATGTGGGATTGCGGCAACGAGTCCCCTGAACTCTTGACCCCCTCATGCAGATTCAGATCCACGCCTGGCCCGGTGACAGCCCATCCGCTCGATCCGATGTCACTGAGCATCTTCTCGGCCATGTTCATTGCCTCATCGCTGCCGTCTGTCTCAACGTGTCTCCAGGGGACTCCAAAGAGTTGTGCGTATTGCATCAGCCATCCGAGTCCGTAGACCGAGGCAAGCCAATATTTCGACAGTGCTCGCAGGTTTGCTGCGTGGATCGGATGGAGTCCTCCCTGGACCCATGTGCCAATCAGGAATCTATTATCAGGGAAGTCCACCAGCTTCGCCATCGCTGTCCCTTGCGGCGACAGCATCAAACGGTCAATCTGGTTTGTGGTCTTGGGATACGCAACATAAATGGCAGGCACGGGTGCATAGCACCTGGGAGCAATTATCTCATGGTCGTAGTGCCACACGATCTCAATTACTGCAACCCCCTTGACATAGGCATCCACCAAGGCTCGGATCGCACCTTCCAAATCGAATTCCCAATGGCCCGGCTTTGGATGGGAACACTCCAGTCCTCTCGTTACGAGTTCGTGAAGCCTGGTAGCTTCAGGCGTGGGATGTTCCTCTCCCTTCCTGATCGACGGGCTGATTTCCAAAGGTAGCCTGGAGATAGATCCGGCGACCTCGTTGATGGCCTTTCTCAGACGGGGCCAGGTGTCAATCATCAGCCGAAAGAGCCTGTCCTGGTCATCTAGCTGCCCGTTGCGCACATTGCGCAGAATGCTCTTAACCTGGTCCGGCGTGACGTTGCCGAGGTCTGCCTCTCCCATCCGGTAGCTCGACGGCATGGGGAAGGGGCCTTTTTTAGAGTAGCCAATCATCGTTTTTGTTTATCATCGTTTCCTGTTTTTGCAACGGTATTGCGGCAAGATGGTATGTCGATTGAATCGACACGTTCTGCTGATGTGTCGATTAGAACTCACTGAAACTGCGAATCGTCTCCACGGTGAAGGCGTCCGATGCTGTCTTCGTCTTCACTGCGCCAGTGATGGCCCCGCTCAACCTGGCCCCGCAGGCTATGGCTCCGAGCAGGGCATCGGCCCTGTCAGGTGAGCGCAGGCCATGCTTCGCCATGACATCCTTTGCCTCGATTCGCAGCTTTCCGTTGCTTGCCCATTCGCTCCTCCTGGAGCTGATCTGCCGGAAGGTTGTCTGGTCGAGTTGCCCGAGATGAATCCTCCCCCGCTCGATCTCCCTGACCCCGATGTGCCAAACTTCGCCGATCAGGTTTGCGTATTCATCAGGGGCTATCGCAGGCTTGCCCCCGTGGAACCGATTGATTCTCCAGCCGAGTTCAGAGAGCTGATCAATCATCACAGTGCCTAACCCATCGGCGTCTCCCCATATCCACGCAGGCCTGAGTTCGTATTCTTC